TCTTTATCTGTTCCTATTTCTAAAAAGTGTATCTCAAATCGTTTGGAAATCTCTTCTGCCTTTACGACAAATGGATCGTTTGTTGATTCTGACTCTTGTACTCCAAAGAATTCTCCAGAGATTCTTGCATGGATCTCTTTTGTGTTGTCTTCTTCATTAACTACATCTGACATTATTTAATCCCCGAATTTCTTAGAGCTTCTTTGTATTCACCAATGTCCAGAGGATCTGGTGTTAAGCCCCACTTTAGTCTTGCCTTCTGCTCTTCGTATTCCTCGTCATTAATCTTTCTCTGACCAGAAAGAAATACTGCGCTTCCAGTTTCAATTCCAAAACCTTTTACTACTTCAGTAATAGCGTCTACTTTAGTCTTGTCGCCTTTAAAGGCTGCTACGGATAAATAATTACCCTGATCGTCTCCTACCCAGCGTCCATCAGGCATCTGCCAGATATATACACCTAGGGTTGTTTCTTCTAAAACTGAGGTTTTAATTGATTTCATATAGCAATGATACCATCTTTTATGATAATATGCCAGCATTTGTCGCTGGAGTGGTATAAATTATGCTCTTTGCCAAGCAACTTTGTACGGGGTTAGGCCATAATCAATTACATTGAAGGAAACTTGTTCCAAAGCTAGGCTCTCTTGTGGGTATCCGACCAAGACTTCGTACTCTGTCTCAGCATCAAATGCGTCTAGAGTATATGCAGCCATGGCAAATAGTCCTAAAGTGATATCAGTTTGATTAGCCCCTGTGTCGTCTGACCCGATATAAATATCGTTAGCGGCATTTATTTTAGATCCAGATGTTAAAACTACATGGACCCAATCGTTTATCATTGCTTGATTATCAAATGACTCTTTTCCATTTACGTACATCTTGGTAAAACCTGGATATTGCCAGGCTGTTCCGTCCCAATATAATGACTTTGTTCCAGACTTTAATATATACCCATTTGTAGGCAGGGAACCATTGAGCTTAAATACTATTGATATTGATTTAGTTCCGTTAAATCCAGATGAGTCATAATTTCTAGACTGTGAAGGGATTTTAAGGTATGAATTTCCAGCAAGTCTTATTCCTGATTGATCAAGTCTGTCTAGCATCTCTAGGTCATCATCAAAGATTACGCAGTTGTCTGGGTTTACTATGACTCCCGCCTCATTTGTGTTATCTGAAACAACTCTCTTCATTCCTTGGGTATATGCATATAGCCCTAGGTTTGAGACAATTGGAAGATCTTCTTCTGAATCATTTGTAAATAAACTAACAGTAATGTTATATTCTGTAACCTGATTGCTAGGGTTATCTACCAGAGTAGGCATAGAAGCCATACGAGGCCATATGAGGCCATTGTTATAGGTAACTGATACATTCGGTGAGGATGTTGTGTAGAAGGCCAGAGAACCGCTGTAGTCGACTGCAGGCAGGGTTATTAATCCTTCAACCTTTCCATATTGTGACCACTTAAGATTATTGTTCATCTTTAAAATAAATGTTGATTCTTCATTATATAATCTATGTATAGTTAAAGGTTCATATTGAATTCCTGATTTAATTGCCACCCAAGTAATTGGGCATACGGCATAAGAGTCATTTACCTTGCCGATATAGGCATTTGTAATTGTTTGCATATAATCAGTAGAGGAGAAAACGCTTGAGCCATTTAGGTATACATTGAATGATCCTACTGTATTTTCTACAAGGATTTCATTCCATCCCGCCAATGGGCTAAATGTTGTTGCAGTCTGATTTCCATTTAGGGTAAACACTAGGTCGTCTGAGCTATTGATTACTGCGCTAAAGCTTTGGCTTGATTGAAAATTATATAGAGACATTAAGGCTTTTGCTGGCGATGATGAGGTGTGGTAAAAACTCATAGATAAGGCTGTGCCTCGCTCAGATAGTCTTATTACATTAGATACATCTACATATGCCCCCGCACCAAGGGTCAGACCATTTCTAGCATCCGTGACAGACTGGGTTCCAGTGCCACCAGTAACCTCTGCATTTGATAGGTACCTCATAGTTAATTGATTGCTTGTATTTACTAGAGAGTTTGTAAAGTTAAAATCTGTCCAGTTATTAATAAACTTATAAGCGATTAGACAGTCATTATTATTTGGGATATAGACTACCTGTGAGTTTGCATTATAGTATCTATCCTTTAAAACAACTTTTCTGGATAGGCTAAGGTGGTCTATACTTCTTACGATATCAAAGTTATAGCTGTATAGGGCAATAGCGTCCAAGGTTATATCATAGTTATCAGAGCCATAAGTTTTCATTACCCCTGGATTCTGTGTGAACTGAAAGATTTCCGTAAGGGAGGACGATGACTTTGTTGATATATTATTCCCATTGACGATCAGGGATATTCCGTTTGAGGAATAGTTTGCTACTACATGATATCTACGCTTCCAGTCTGGAACCTGATATGAAACATAGTAGTTTGTTAATGGGTCTGGTCTGAAGTAGATTTTATTTCTATAGACATAAATTCCATATGGTGCAAGTATCGTTGCATTTAGTATCTCATCGTATGTATCAAACGCTGCTAGAACTTGTGCATATGTCTGATAGTCATCAATTAGGTCTGTATATGTTTGAATAGAAGAGCCCTGTGATGATTGAAGAAGTGCTTTATTTCCAAATAGTACTAGCTCGTCATCTACAGATATAGAGTCTTCATTTAATTTAAAATACAACTCTATGCTAAATGATTGATTGCTTTTGCCTTTTGTCCAGATACTTCCATCTGTCCATGATTGTCCAGATCCCACCGCCCCTGGAAGGGGGTAGTATATAGAAGCCGTTGCATCTGTTAGCCTTGTTCCATAAATACCGTTTGCTACTAATGGAATTGCTTTATTGAATATAGAGCCAGTGTATGCGCCATTATTCCCACTACCAGTAGCTTCTCTAGCAATACCTAATGTAGTATCGTCATCTAGCGGCCAAAATGATAGTGGGTTTTGAGACATTATTACTTCTCTATACCCCAATTTATCTCCTTATTTATTATGCATTTACTGCAGCAATTTGTGCTACCTTATCATCAATGCTTGATTGAATAATTTCAAGCTTTGCTGAGTCTGGTGTAGCTTTAGCGTTTTCCGCAACAATTTCCATTTCCAATGAATACATCTGGTATTCAAGGTTACGGACCAAAGACTCCTTAATTGCAGTCTTCTCGTCATTACTTAGTTTGCTATATGTTGGCATTTCTTTCTCCTTATCCTAGTTGTGTTTTTTTAGTTTCAAGCATCTGAATCTTTGCATTAATGTCTGCCAAAATGTTTGTCAGATTGGTTACTTCAGAATCGTTTAATTCTTCATTTATGCTATTGTATTCTAGCTTAAGTTCAGCATTATATTTTTCGTAGGCCAGCTGCTTTAGATGACCATCTATAATCTGAATTTTTTCTGCATTACTTATCATATCATATACCTCCATTATATTCTATTAGACCATGCTCCACTTTTAATTGCATAATTTGTATCATAAACCGAGAATCTACATCTCAAATACCTAGCAGATGTAGAGTAAGGCAAGTCTGTTGGTGTATAAACAAGATAGCTCCAGGTAAGGTTATTAACTAGTGGAGATGTTCTTTGGCCCGCAAAATACGAATCAAAGTCTGTGTACAAGTAACTTCCACCAGAAGAAACCGAATATATCTCCCACTCCATCCATAAAGGTTCTGCAACTGATCCAGACCAATACACGTTGTCCCATCCCCACTTCATGCCCTGGCTTGATCCAGATACAGAGTATCTTTGGAAATTAGTAGAGCTTAAGCTTACCGTACCTATGCTTGGGGTAACATAAGCTTCTAATGTTTGAACTGAAGTCGTTCCTGATCCTCCATATCCAGCATAAGCATTTCCGTAGGCCCTAACAGTAATATAATACGTTGTAAGTCCAGATAATCCAGTAACAGTTCTTGATGTGCTGCTCCATGCCGTGCTTAATACATTACTGCCTCCACTAAAAGTTCCTACATCAATTTGATATGAGTCTGTATTAGATGTTGGAGACCAGGATATAACAAAACTGTTTGATGTTACAGAGCTGGTACTCGGAGAAGGTGTTCCTGGTGGAGAAGGAACCGTTGCCGAACCAGTAGCAGTACCTGATTGTTTTGAAAGTATTGAACCGTTTGCAGTCGCTTGATATGCGCCGTTTCCATTATAAAGAGAAGTTACCGTAGCATTAAGAGTTCCATATTGATTTGTTATATCAACAAATGTATTTGTAGTATTTATTGAACCAAATGAGTGCTGTACTAGGTACCCAGTAGCTCCAGGAACTGCATTCCATGATATTCTTGCAGTTGTTGAATTATTTACTGCGCTGACATAAACAGTTACGGATCCAGGTGAAGCACTATTGCTGGAAGTGCTTGTAGAAGTTGGTGATGGGTTTGCTGGGGCTCCATTTGATGATGAAACGCTATAGTACGAAACGTTTGTAGACGCTCCCCAAGAAGCACTCCAGGAATTTGCTGCAGTTGTAACGCTAACAGATGATGGTTGACTCGGAGTAGCAGTATTATCTGTTATAGATAATCCAGTAGGAGCTGCTGGGAAAACAAATACCCCTCCTGTTGCTACCGCAGTAGTTGATCCACGAGCATTAATTGCAGTTACATTACAAGTAACTGTTGTACCTAAATCGGATGCTGTTAAATAATATAAATTTGATGTGGCCCCAGAAATTGGTGCGCTATTTCGAGTCCATTGATACGAGTAAGAACTTGGTGCAAATGCTGGGTCAGTATTAACAGTTCCAGTATTTACTGAAAGTCCATTTCCAGGAACTGGTTGAGCAGTAGATATATATGAAATACTTGGAGTTACTGTATATAAAGGATTTTCTGGATAATTAATAATCCAAGACGATCCATTAAATATCCAAGATTTTGTTGCATTGGTCCAGGAAGCTCCATTATAAACTCTTAGGGCTTTTGCTTGATTCCAGGTGCTATTATCATATACTCTTAGTCCCATAGTATTATCCTAGTACTGGATGTAAATATCGCCCGCTGCAGTTGCTGTAGGAAAAGCTCCAGAATTATTATAAAAGATTTTGTTTGCAGTAGACGTATTTGTTCCATTAGAGTAGTTATTAGTAGTTAATGTTGACCATGATGGGGATGTTCCGTCAGTTGTTAAATACTTTCCAGTATTTCCGCTTTGTGTTGGCAGTCCGCTGATTGTTGTTGATCCTCCAAGGGATACGGCTGAGCCATTAATTGTTATAGATGAGTTTGCTAGTTTGCTATTTGCAATAGACCCCGCAAGCATAGTGTTGGTGACTGTGCCTGTGTCAGCTTTGGTAACGGCATAGCCATAAATTTTGCTTGCATCAATTGCTGCTGCTATTGCTATATCTGCATCTACAATTGTTCCATCCACAATCATTGCTGATGTAATTGATCCTGCAGCTGGTGTTAATGATATATCCGTCCAAGAAGCAGTTGTGCCGTCTGTCGATAGATACTTGCCACCATTATCTGTTTGATCTGGAACCTGTGAAATAACTGCCCATTGAGCTGTATTTCCATTAGTTCCTAAGAACCTTCCAGTGTTTCCAACTTGTGATGGAAGAGTTGCAGATAAACCATTTACTGTTGCTCCAGTAAAGTCTACTGTTCCAGTAAATGTTGGCGATGCTTTTGGAGCATAAACATTTCCAGCGGTAGTGCTAGTTAGGTAAGTATTAGCAGCTACGGTAGAAGTAAGGTATGGAGTTAAATCAATTGTTGTCCAAGCAGTAGCGTTTCCGTTTGTTGTTAGATACTTTCCTCCTTGTCCCGTCTGTGTTGGGAATGGAGAGTATCCAGAAACTGTTGCTCCAGAGAAATTAACTGTTCCTGTAAAGGACGGGTTATTAATAGGAGCCTTTGATGCTAAAGAGTTCGTTACTGTTGTAGCAAATAAGGCGTCTCCACCCAAAGCATCTGATAGTTCTTTAAGAGTATTTAATGTCGATGGTGCAGCATTTACTAGATTGGATATTGCTACATCTGTATATACATTTGCCGCTGTCTGTGCTCCAGAAGCTGCTCCTAGGGCATCATATAAAGATGATCCCTCTGTAGGGGTTAAATATTGTGGGTGTGGATCTGAGGCTGCTAGGTGTCCTGCTAAATCCCCTCCTGCTGCATTAATAGTAATTGTATCTGTTAGGGGATCAGTTGTGATTGTTATATTAGTTCCCGCTGCAAGTGTAAGGGTGTCTACTGTGGTGTCTGCTGAGACTGTAGTCTGTCCGCCAACTGCTATGTTTGAAAATGTATTTGGAACAACTGTTCCTACTGCTGCTACGTTTGCCCACTTTGTTCCTGTAGCTGTACTTGAGTCTGAAACCAATACGTAGTCATTTACGCCAGGAGTAATAATAGAAACACCACTGGCAGTTCCTACTGGGATTGCTCCCTTAGTTCCGCTGATGGCCGCTGTGCTCAGATAGTCTGAGTGTACGTGGGAAAGATTTGAATATAAGGAATCGTGAACGTGTGTAGTCTGAGAATAGCCAGCAAGGTCTGCTTGCTCTAGGTATTCATCGTGGGTATGTACTGTATTTGCATATACGCCATCGTGGGCGTGGGTTACAGTAGAATAAACTCCAGCGTGGGTATGAGTTGTAGGTGAATAATTAGTTAATGTAGCATCTACTGATTGTGCAAGGAGCTGAATGTCTTGTGGGACATTTGGGTCATCTGATGAGGTGGGATATGGGAATCCCTTACTAGTATTTGGCATTTATTCTCCTTGGTCTATTATACCAATTATAAGTGCTGAAGGCTATATAGCAAATTATGCTAGTAATTACTAGATGGCTGATCGTATGTTAATGTTCCTGGGATTGTTGGTGCAGGATAAGCAGATGGATATGCAATAATTACAACACCTGATCCTCCATTTTCAGCCTGTCCGCCAGATGGGAAGTCTCTTGCAGCTCCGCCACCTCCGCCTGTATTTGCAGCACCAGCAGTTGGTGTTCGAGATGGATTGTTACCCCCTCCAAGTCCTCCACCGCCTAGACCTGCGTCTCCGCCAGCGTTATCTGAACAGCCACCTCCGCCGCCTGCATAGTATGTTGCAGTTCCAGTAATTGAAGATTG